AATAGCAACAGTTCATCCCCTAGGCAGTTTTGTTATAAATGCCGGCGCAACTGAAACTGTTCCCTACACTGAAAATCAAGAAAAATCTAATTTTGTTAGTGATGGTAGCACTATTCTAATAGGACCATTAGATTTTACCCCAAGGCAGTCTACTAGATCAAATTGGTATCGAAACTCAATACCCACTGAGTACGGTCCCTGCGACGAAATTGAAGTTTTTATTTCAGGTAAAAGATTGCGTAAAAATCCAATCGATGTTTATGTAGAATCTAAAGGAGCCAGCAGTCCGTCTGCAGACGAATTATTAGAAGCTGAGTTTTCAGTAAACGGTACTTCACCGTATATTAGATTAACGGCTCCTGTAGATGCTGGCGCAAAAATAACAATTATAAGGAAATTGGGAAGAATTTGGTATGAAAGGAGTGATCTTGCAGCCAGCAAAGGTATCACATTGTTATCTAACAATACTCCTATTGCAGAATTCATAGCTGCAAAGACCTCTGAACTGCCCGAATAAATACTACTATGAATACTCAACCAGAAAACAATATGTCAACTACTCCTGAAAAAATGCCAAATGAAACAGGTGGATTTCATTTTGAAGGCCACATAAAAATCTTCGACCCTAAAAGCGGAGAAATTTTAATTGACAAAAGAAATGCCATTCATTATGAAAATATGAGTGTTGCAATGGTTAACAGTCTGTCAAATCAAGGACAAGGAACACTATATCAAATGGTGTTTGGTAATGGCGGCACCAACGTTGACCCCACAGGACTTATAACCTATCTTACACCAAATACAGTAGGTATTAATACCAGTTTGTACAATCAAACATTTAGTAAGGTAATTGATCAATCAGCAATTGAAAATGCAGATCCTATTAGAAACAAAATGGAAATTAGACATATTAGCGGTGCAACCTATAGCGATATTATTATCAGCTGTATATTAGATTATGGTGAGCCCGACGGTCAGGAAGCATTTGATAACAGTCAAGACATGAGCGGTAATTTTGTGTTTGACGAATTGGGGTTAGTATCTTTTAATCCTTCAGGTACAGGCAAATTGTTAACACATGTTATATTTCATCCTGTACAAAAATCGTTAAATCGGTTATTACAAGTGGATTACACAATACGTATCCAAAGTTTAACCAGTTTCACTGAGGTATAAAGATGCCATATATTGTTAATTTTACAGATAAAGATAATAAGCTACCAATTACGGTATACGATAATACTTCTAGTACAGATACTAGCTTGACATTTCCTGGTAGAAATGTAACAGGATACGGACAGACTATTGCAGAGAATTTTTTAGCACTGCTAGAAAATTTTGCAAAAGAAACACAGCCAGTTAATCCCGTAGAAGGACAACTGTGGTATAACACAACAGACGGAGTTCTTCAAATATGGGACAGCACAACATGGAAAGCCGCCAGTAATATTCAAAAAGGTGGAGTAGCACCTCAAACTGAACAATCAAAAGTTGGAGAATTGTGGGTTGATACAACTAATCAACAACTGTACGTTTATTCGGGAACACGTTGGATCTTAGTTGGACCTAATTTTTCAACAGGCCTACGTAGCGGACCTCTTGTAGAATCTATTACAGATTCTGATAACGTTTCTAGAGTAGTTTTAGTATTTTACATTGAAGACATTCCAGTTATTATTTTTAGTAAAGATAGCTTTACACCAAAGATATCTATTTCTGGATTCATAACAATTAAGTCTGGCCTTAATATTACAGAAAACAATATTGGTCTTGGCGGATTTGATACTAAAATTTATGGATTAACAACAGCCGCTGAAGCACTGGTAATTTCTAATGTTGAAATTCCTGCCGGTAAATTTTTAAGATCGGATGTAATCAACACTACTGAATTTGGTATCAACGTTAGAAATAATCAAGGTATTACACTAGGAGTTGACGGAACATTTAGTTTATCAACATCTGACGTATCTTCTAAAATTTATAATTCAACGCCCGGTAGCAGTATTGACCTACAGGTAAACAGAGATGGTATTCCTGCAACTGTATTACGAGTGATCGAAAATACTGTAGGTATTAATGTACTATCACCAGATGAAGCATTACATGTAGATGGAAACATTAAAACAAATGGTTCTTTAATATTGACAGGCACTTCACCGAGTTCAAATTTTAACAATGGAACGTTTAGAACAGCAGGCGGAGCCGCAATTACAAAAAATCTATTAGTAGGAGACGGACTTAAAGTTATCGGAATAAGTGAATTTGATAACATCCAACCGTCCGCTACTGATTTTTATGACAGCGGAACAACTTTAAAGAGATGGAATACTGTTAGAACAAAAACTCTAATTGCCGAAACCATTGAGGGAGTATTAACCGGAAATATTGTAGGAAATGCATCAACAGCTACAAACTTAAGATTTTCCACCACTTTCAAAATGGAGGGTGATGTCACTGCTCCTAATATTGTATTTGATGGTCAAGTAGGTGGTAATACAAAAACATTTACAACAACACTGACATCGGGGCTAATCAGTAGTAAAGATGAACCATTTCCTAATATTTCTATAAAAACAGATAATGTATTAGTCTATCGTCCCAGCGTTGGCTTGATAAGAGAAACTAGAGATGCATTTGTTGCAGATCTTGCTGTACCAATTGGTGCAATATTACCCTACGCAGGAGCCGAAGCACCTTACGGGTATATCTTATGCGACGGTAGCGAACTTGAAAGAACCAAATATAGTGATTTATTTGACGTCATTGGAACAACATTTAACGGAACAGCACCCTTAAATGGAGTGAATACTTTTAAGGTTCCTGATCTTAGAGGTAGATTTCCCCTAGGTAAAGATAACATGGATAACGCTTTTACTGTACCTAACAACACAGGCGGATATATCGATGCTGGTGGTGGCAACATTGATCGAGTTTCTGGAACAGCGCCAGACAATCTAGGTGACAGTAGCGGTCAAAGTTCTAACAGCCTAACAGTAGCTAATCTTCCAGAACATGAACATAACATGAAAGGATCAACAGGTCAGCAATACTTTGCTACAAGAGTCGATAGTGCTATTCCTAGTGACACCGGATCTTTCTCAGAAAAAGGACCAACAACAGTGGGACAAAGTCAATACATTCCTAGTTCAGGCGGTGTTAAAACAGTAGGGACATTAGGTCAAGAGTTCAGCGTTATGAATCCATTCTTAACACTAAACTATATTATTCATTCTGGCCCACCAGCATTCTAAGGTAAAGAAAAATGGCATATACAATAAACAAAACTGACGGAACAATTTTAGCCACAGTAGCAGATGGGCAAATAGACGAACTATCTACTGACATTACGCTGATTGGAAAAAATTATAGCGGTTTTGGCGAATCAATAAATGAAAATTTTATTAAAATTTTAGAAAATTTTTCTAGCTCTTCACAGCCAGCTAATCCTATTAGAGGACAAATTTGGTTTGATGTTAGCGAATTAAAACTAAAAGTTTATAGCGGAACAGGATTTGTTCCGGTCAGCTCTGCTACTATTTCAACTCAACAACCGTTAACATTGGGAGTTGGGGATTTGTGGTTTAATGACCTAGACAAACAGTTATATTTCTATGATGGGGCAAATACTATTTTGTTAGGTCCTGCGTATTCAGTAAGTCAGGGAGTGAGCGGTCTGCGAGTTTCAAATATTTTAGATTCGCTAAATCAAAGCCGAGTGATTACTTATTTGTATACTAACGGTGTACTATTAGGAATTTTTTCAAAAGATGCGTTTACACCTAAATTGCCAATTGATGGATTTAGTGGCAGTATTATACCAGGATTTAATGCAGGGACATTGTCCGGATTAAAGTTTAATGTCACAGTGACAAACAGCGAAAAACTTGGCGGCCAACCAGCAAGTCTGTATGTAAGAAATGACACTTCAAATATTGTTAATGGACAGATTATTGTTTCTTCTAATCTAGGATTAATCATTGGTGACGCTAATCAAGGACAGTTTCAAGTTCAAGACGGTAATTTAATTATTGCTAACATTGCCTCAAACAAACGAACAGTAGTTAACGTTAGACGAGATGTTATTGCTGAAGAAGCAATATCTATTGAAGCAGATGCTAGACGTATAAATCTCTATCAAGGATATCCCACAAGTCAAACACTAATAGGTGGAAGTTTAACTGTTGAAGGAAATCTAACAGTTAACGGAGATCTAGTCACAGTTAACACCAGCACAGTCACAATTGAAGATAAAAATATTGTACTGGCCAAACAAACTGGTGTTGTGCCCACAGATGCAAATGCCGCAGGCGGCGGCTTAATATTACAAGGTGCTGCCAGTCATGTATTTTTATGGCATGATGTGGGACAACTTGCTCAGGGGTCTG